CCATTCGCCTACACTCACTTCTGGCGACCGAAAGACATGTCGTTTGGATTAGCCCATCTTGCTAATACTGGAACAACGCCAGCTACTAGCCCCATTGCTAAAGCTTTTGGATCTTGATTGCCGCTCATGTACACGGCCAGCATTCCAGCCACGCTACTTCTTGCCCATGATGCCGCGATTGCTTTGAATTGTGTCATTTCTTTTTCTCCTTTTTCGGCTTTGCCATAGGAAGTGGCTCGACCACTGGATAGTCTCCTGCATAAGTAACCAGCCGAGCGCGAGCGAAACCCACAATCTCCTTGCCAATATAGCGACGCTTGAGCATGACCATTCCGCCATTTCGCTGATTTCCGTCGCCGGACGTGTTGCCTTCAATGGTCAAGACGCTGATCTTGCCAACTTTGACCACAATGCCGATGTGTGAAATCCGATCGATGCCATCGTGTGGGAAGTCCATGAAGCATAAGTCGCCAAGCTGTGGAGCATCGTCAAAGAATCGTCCAAGCTCTTTCATCTTATGAGCACCGGCAGCCGTTGAGACCATTGATGGAATCTTGACCTTAGCTTGGTCGAATACCCAGTTGCAGAATGATCCACACCACGGTAGACCATCGGCCTTTGTAAACTTGCCGTACTTTGTTAGATTTTCGCCAGTCTCTACTGTGCCAACTTCGGCCAGTGCAACTTCAATAATCCGCGCGGCAGTGCCGTCAGGATAGGAGCAGTTTTGCTTCATCGGCGTTTATGCCAAGTTTGGCTAATAGTGCAGCTTTATCGATAACGGTTTGAATTGCGGCAGCTTTTTGCGCTGCCTCCAAAGATAAAGCATCTGCCCTATCTTTAAGTATTTGTTCTAAATCAGCACCTAGAGCCTCAAATCGCTCGCCATCTCTTGTTATATATATTTTTTCATTCATTATTATTCTCCTATTTAACTATTTTGTAGGCCGTAAGTGCGAACTGTTCCAGTCCAGTTACTCGAAACACCAATCAGACTAAAACCTGTATATGAAGTTGTATTGTTAATGCCGCCGTGTGAGACACCACCAAAGCCCATGGGACTACTTAAAGGCCTTAATCTATTATCGTGATTTTGTGTCAATGTAAGAGCACTAAGAAACGGCCCTGAGATAAAGAAATCTGCTTGAGATTTAATTTGTGTAGCGCTGTCTGAATATACTAAACGCATATAATCGGCACTTGTTCCGCTGTTTGTATAATTAAGGCCAGCAACATCATCGCCCCATTCAATAATGCCATATCGATAAACGCCAGCAGTAGTTAAATCACTACCTGATACACGCAAACGAAATCCTAATGCACCGCCGCCAACAAGATCAGTCAATACAATTCTGTAAGCATCATAAGTCGCAGAAAAAACATTGTTAACGTTGATAGCCGCACTTGCAGAAAATGTAGTCGAGTTAATAAGCGTTAATCCACTTGCTGCCGCTGCTGGCGTTGCCCACTTTAATCCGCTTGATTCGGCTGAGTCTGCCGTGAGAACTGTATTATTTGCGCCCACGCCAATTCTTGCGTCCACTGTCGTAAAAGTAAATAAATCGCCCTTAGTTGTTAGTGGCGTGACATCTGCCGTTGTTGTCCACGCTGGCACACCGCCGGAAACTGCCAAGACTTGACCAGCCGTTCCAATGCCAAGACGCGTATTGGTATTTGATGTCGATGATCTATATGCAATATCTCCAAGAGTTGTTTCTGGATTCAAAGCTTTAAGAGTTGTGTCGACTGGCTGACCGAATAAAGCAAAGTCGGCTGGCAAGTCGGTAACTAGATCAGTGCTGGTCGGCATCGGCCAGCCATAGTTTGTTGTTGGATTAGCCATTCAGATTCCCTTTCATCATGAAACGATTGTAGCGTTTGCCCAATCTAATACTGACGACACACTTGCCCACGTTTCCGACGGCGGAACATCGCTCCACTGCATGGCTTGCAGTGAGTAGGCCAGTGGCGACATGAGAAGCGTGATTGCAAGCTCATTGTAGGAGGCGCGGAATGTCCAGCCTTCGACGAATCCATGGAAGACTCCGGCAGACATATTAGGCGGAAGATCATTGAGTGCTATGGGCTGACCCATAAAGATATTGATCAGCGCGTCACGATCTGCATTGTCCAGCTCTGGATTAGTTAGCGCGTAGGTAATTGAGTCAAAGATTGGCTGTGGATAAGCGCGAAGGGCTAGATAGAAGTCGGCCTGATCTGTGGCATCGGCTGAGTGTTTAATCGTTGTCGTGATAATTTGCGCCAAATCACCATATAGGCCTATTGACGCTTCATCGGTCGCGCTGACTTGATTGGCGGAAGCTGTGCCAAATCTAATGGTCAAGTCGTTTCGGACATCTCCTGCGCGTGTTTTAATGGTGATGCCTTGACCTAAAGCTTGATTGGCTGTGAGATCGGTGTATCCGTATGTGGCTAGATAGGTCGTTCGATGCGTAGAGTCGCCGTAAGAAATCAGCCCTTGTGCATCTTCGTAAAGGTATCCAAGCCCAGATGTTGCCAGAGCTGCAACCAAATCATAGACAACTGTGCGATCAGATGCCCGTTGAGCCAGCTCATAATTGCCCGGAGTGTCAATCTCGCCGTAACCTGTATTGCCAGCGTTAGCCCATGTCGTTGTCGGATCATAGGTATTCCACTGGAGCGCAGCCGGTACTTGTTGCCACTGTGCAAAAAGCACTTGACGCAAGATTGTCTCAATCTGATTGCCATCAAAGTCTTGAGTTAAGACTCCATCTGTAAGTGCCTTTTGAAGCCTTGCAAGGGCCCCTAGAGCCGTGATGGTGACTTCCTGAGTGTAAGCACTAGAACCGACCTGTGAGACGCTCACCGAGATGTCCACAACCGAGCCGCCAAAGATTGGCACATAGACGGCTGATGTGTCTTGGACTTCGATGGATAGTGAGTTGTTGATTTCATAGGGCAGGGCAGTTTGACCAAAGATGATGAGAGTAATTGAGCAATAACCAGCTTGTGCCTGTGTGTAGATATTGGTGCGCCCTGACGTAATTGTCAGATTGGCAATGACCGAATCAGTAACATCAGTGCCATCGATTTTAACTCGCCAGACTGGAGCCCATTGAGTCATTAGAAGAAGCCTTGTGGAGCTGTTATGAGCTGACCGCCGCCGCCCGTTCCGCGATAATAAGAGTCATTAAGTGTATTAACGATTGTTCGAGCTGTACCTTCGGAATCAATGGCGCCGTTGACTGTGACGTTAATGATTGATCCTGATGCTAATTCTGCGCGTCGTATTGCTGCCGATTGGGTAAGAGCTGTCGAGAAACTTGTGCCGCTTGCCCCTGCTGCTCCTGACATTGCTGCAACTAGACCGCCACCGCTTCCGCCACCGCTAGAGCCTGATCCACTTCCGCCGGAGACTGATGGCACGACAACTTTTGGAACGGCCGAAATTGCGCCAACGCTTGGAACCGAGACGCTTGGCACGTTGATTGATGGAGCTGAAATGAGTCCGACATTGGGTAAGAATGGAATTGAGTTATACACGCGAATCAGTGCGTTAATCCCTGCAACTGCTCCGGCGATTAGTGTATTGAGACCACCCACGACTGCTCCGATGACATTGATGACACCACCGGCGATTTCTCCAACAACTTTGAACGCACCGCCAAGCACATTGACCAGAACTGGCACTACATATTTTTGAATAAATGCAATGAATGTGGCGAACTCTTCTTTGTTGGCCGATATTGCGTCCGTGATTGGCTTGAAGAAGTCTGCAAACTTGCCAAGTGCTGGCACAACTTCATTGACAACGAACTCGACAAGTTTTTGAATAATTGGCAAGAGTTTTGCACCGACTGATTCTTTGGCCTCATCGAAAGTCACTTTGAGAATCTGCAAGCGTCCAGCGAATGTCTCTGCGTTGGCTGCTGCTGCGCCGCCAAAGAGATCCGATAGCTTGCCTTGCACTTCTGTAAATGTCATTGTCTTTAATTCGGCAGCCGATAATCCGATGCCTAACTTGCCAAGGGCTGCCGTGTTGCCGTCGTATGCCTTGCCAAGAGAGTTAGCAACGGCATCAAGTCCTTTGCCTGTTGCCTGAGATATGTCAAG